TAGCACAACGAATAACCGATGTACCTGATGTTCCACTTAACCTATCAATATATTCTACATAAATTGTATCAGGATCTGAACCAACTTCTTCAACAGCTTTTAATATTTTGATTTTAATTCCATCGTTATCTACAAATTCTTCACCAACAACAGTACTCGCGTCATCAGGTAAAGCACCTGCTGTTAATTTAATAAATTCTCTAGGATTAAGAGTGATATTACCACCATTAACTTTACCACCCTCTTTAAAAATATTTGAACCAAATCGACTTATTTCTTCTTGAATAATAGTTTGCATCTGCGTAAGCTCACGTGCTTGCAGAGCCTTTCCGCTATTAAAAAGAATTCTATGATAATTATCAGAATCTTTAAAATCGTCTTTATACGTAGTTTCAAATGTAGTAGTGGTAAATGCTGTTGCCATTTTTTTACACCGTCAAAATTATTTTTATGTCTTCGGTCTGACTTGCAGATCGAACAATTCTTGCTCTATTCTCTATGTATAATAGATCTCCAGAGTAAATATCTATAGATCCAAAAAGGTTTCCGCTATCTACTGTACCTGATGCACCTAAACTTCCGGTAAGTGCTTCACCGTCTGTAAAGTTTCCGTTTCGTGTTTTTTCATTTTGATGAAAGCGAATGATCTTACCACTACCAGAATCAACCTCATCAATAATAGCTGTTACTCCTGAAGTTCCACCTGTGATTATTTCATCAACTGCAAATCCTGTAGTGGAGATATCTTGAGTTAGTGTCATGTTTCTATTTACTTTTGCATTTACTCCACTAAATCTTTCACCATCAGAAGCTGAGTCTGTATAATCTAAATTTTTAAATAATGATATTTGTCTAAAATCATTTGTAATATTAAATGTACCTGTTTCTGATCCTTCAGGTTTAATATTGAGCATAATACTTGAGGATTTCAAATCGGCAGTCGCATCTTTACCAATACCATCTCTAGGACTAATAATTGGTCTTAATGTTGCATTACCTGTAAAACTTAATGAAGCATAATCATATCCCGAACCTAATCCACCTGATTCATTGTCCATTTCAACTTTAACAATTGCACCACCACTAATTGTTGCCGTTGCCGCGGCACCCGTACCGTTTCCACGAAATGTTAGCGTTGGAGCTGATGAGTAACCACTACCACCGTTAACAACCTCAACACCTATAATTTGCCCAGGAGTTGTAGTATTTTGAATATTTAATTGTTGAAGTTGAGTGATAGTAGCACTTCCAGAATCAACTGTTAAAACTTGTACTGGATTAAAAGCTGCAGTTAAAAAATTAGAAGCTTCACCTGCAGAAATAGCATATAAAAGTTTCCAACGATAACCATCTGATGTTTCAAATGCTTGAACCTGATTTACACCAGCAGTACTAAATGATGGTTTAACTGTAGATGGATTTGCTGATCCAGTTGAACTTTTACTTTGTTGAAGACAAATATAAACTTCGTTGTCTTCAGTTAAAACATAATATGGATTTGTAGGATATCCTTGTTGTTTGTCATTCCAAGCAGAATATGTGTCTCCTGATGTCCAGTTATTTCTTGACGCAACTAATGAAGAAGCTGTAACTTTTTTTATTGACTCAAGATTACCTCTACCAACTCTTTCTTCAAAAGTATGTCGAAGTGGAGTAATAGTAGTATCCGATGAGTCATAGGTATCAGTTTTGCCAATACCAATATAAAACTCATTTGAATCAGAAGTATTTTGTACTTCTGTTAATAAATCACTTGCTAGTTTTCTTTTAAATGGATCTGTTACAATTGCTGTCATATTATGCCACCGTCGTTACTGATTGGTTACCACAAAGGAACCAGTTTGTTCCATCCCAAATACATGTCGCTGCCTCATTTTGGGCAATTGCGAAACTTGTACCAGCTGCAAAATTAGTTGGTGTTATTGTTGCAACACCGGCACCTTTATTTGAAAATATTTTTTGTTCTCCAACAACCGTACCATCTGCAAGACTAATAGCAAGTGTTGAAGCTTTATTACATATAATATATGATGCCGCAGTTGAGGCCGCACCATCAGCTGTTATTGTAACAGCTTTTAAAGAAAACTTAGATTGAATGTCTACAGAACCTGTACCTTTACCAGCAAGTTCTAGATTTAAATTTGTTCCACCTCCAACAGCATCAATAGTTGGACTATTACCTGAAGCAGTATTTCCGATCGCAATATTATTAATTGCAGAAGCTGCCTTTGTAAATGTAATTAATTCATTACCACTTGAGTCAACAATTAAACTCATTTTTGGAGAGTTAATGGTTGGAGCAGATATTGTTTTAGCAGTTAGTGTTTGAGTTGCATCGTTAAGTGTAACAATACCACTAATATCTGGTAATTGAATTTGTCTATCTGCTGTCGCATTAACTGCAGTCAGTCTTGTTTCGAAATCATCTGGAGTAGCACCTTCAAATACTACAGCGCTATCTTCAAGTGTTATTTGCGAAGACAGGTTATCGCTATCGCCTCCGCCAAGTGCGCGATAGATCTCAACAAAATTATCATTTATCTTACCACCAGCCGTACGAAGCGTATCGCCGTTACCGTCATTAGCTGATGACCCGATTCCTATATTTTTTCGTGCCATGTTTTTATCCCGTTTACCTTATTTATATCGAAGAATCTGATGAAATTCGAGTAAATATGTCATTATCCATAGTTTCTGTTGTCATTGCAAAGTCTGGTCGTCCGCTAGTATCACTATCATCAAACTTAAATGAGTTTGGAGTGAGAAGTGTTTTAATATCATCATAGTATGTAACAAGTAGAGATGCGGTAAGATCCGAATCATTTCCATAACGGCTAATATCTTGTTCAGGCTTAAAGCCAATACGGAATGTTGTACCATCCGATGAATCTTGTAATCCAGTAGTTTCACCAAAAAGTGTGCCAGTTGCAAATGATGCCGTACCTGCAAAAAGTGGATTTGTTTCTTCAACTTCAAGTGGATCATGTAAAGTTATAACTGTTCCAATATTGGTTTCAGTTTGTACTAAAACATCACCGGCAAAATGAAAACCTGCAGGATGTACAAATCTTTTATATAGCTCTTCATAATCTGAAACTGAAAGACCGGACTTAATTAATATAGAAAAAATCTGAAAACGTCTTGCATCTTGAATAAATTTCTGTGAATCAAATCCAATTTCATCTTGGCCTACAATAAATATATCTCTTTTTGGATATATAACTTCTACTTCTTGTCCAAAAAATCCACGGAAAAATCCTTCGGCAGCTGGCTTAGTTCCTTTTTGTTGGTAAAAATTACCAAGTAATCTTGCCATAAGCCTAGGCTTTTCAAAGAAAGAAGATTGAGTTAATCCGTTACCAATCTCTCCAATAATCTGATCTAAAAAATCTTCATCTGTATCTGGGATATCTCTTGAGGCAAATATATCTTGAATCTTTTGATGAAAATTAAATTTGCCCTGATCACTATCGAGAAATTCTTCATAAGCTTCTAAAAATTGAATAAACTTAGGATTAGACTGTTCAAACCATTCAGGTAAAACAGTCGATACTTCTGATCTTTTAAGAACAGGTTCTCTACGATTTTTATCTACCGATGTAATTGCCATTTTATGTCGTTAAAGTTGTAGTTGTATTCTGAAAATCAATAGTACCAGCAGCTGATGTTTTACCAGTATCTAATTTTATAATATAGTTCCTTAAAGGTTTGACAGTATTTTGGTTTGCCGGAGTGACTGATATTTTTATTGCTGATCCGCTAAATGCTGTTACTGTTCCTCCAAATCCAGAAATACTAACTTTACCAGTAGTTTGATTATAACTACCTATGTTATCAAAAATAACAGTACCATTAGTAGCATCAAATATTTCAAGAGTAGTAGAAGATAATTTATTTCTTATAATACACGTGCTTCCATTTATTGTAAAAGTAGTCGACACTAATATTCTATTTACATCGTCTGGTGTTGCTAATGCTACTGGAAAAGCTATTTCATAATCTGCAACAGTATTTAATGTTGGAGTAAAGCTTTGTTGAACTTTAACAGATGTATCAGAATTTAAAATAGCCGGTGATATTGCATCAATAACAGTTATAAGTTGAGATTTTCTAAATACACTATTAAATTTTCCAAGGTTAGTACTAAAGAATGATGCTGCTTCTGTTTTAATATTTGATTGAATAGCATCAAGTGTTAAATTTGTAAGGTCTGGATCAAAATCAAAAGTAATAGCTAATTCTATAAACGTATCAACGGGATCTAAAAATTCTGTATCAATTGACATTATTCCTAAATTAGGAGCAATTACATTTTGAATTGTATTTTTAGTAGCTGTTTGTACAGCCGAAGAAATGTTATCTTTAAATTTAAGCGATACATATACATCACCAAAGGTTGCTGGAATATTATCTTCACCACCCCATGATACGACATCATCTAATATTTGAGTAAATCTTTGAGAAATAATAGCTTTATAATCTTCCGCAGTAACTAATCTTTGCTGTGATGCAAATGAGATTGGAGCATTAGATTTAATTGATTCAATAGATTCTTTTTCTGAACCTCCGGCAGAATTAACTGTAGTTGTAACCGTTGGTGTATAAGCGGTGCCGCCAATTGTAATAGTAGAATCAGCTGTAAATGAAGATATTGAATTAGCATCTGCGGCATTTGTTGCAAGATATGTTATGACAATTTTATTACCTGCAGTCGGAGATTGGCCTAGGACATTGCCTTCTCCAAATATAATCTCAAAGTTACCATTAGGAGTTTCCCGAATAATATAAACTTTTGAATTTGTATCAATTCTTACAACACTTTCAATGTCATTATAGGTACTAAAGGTGCTTGATGTAGTAGTATCAAATACATCAACCTTTAAAGTAGTTTTATCTAAATCTGCATCTGGAATAACATAAACTTGATTATCGGTAGTTTCACCTACTAAAAATGTTTTAGTTTTTTGAGTTCCTTCTGTAATTTTAATTGCAGTTAACCCATCATCTGTTTTATATTCAAATGTACCTGTTCCGTCATTTGTAGAGGTATGTGCTTCTAGTGTTTGGAATGTATAAGTTGTATCACCAAGTGTTCCAGTAAATGTAGTAAATGCAGGAATAGTTGAAGTAGAAGTAATAGTATCTGAAGTTGTAACTGTTAATCCTATTGTAGCAGTTGCTCCAGTTTTTGATGCCGGATAATAACCTACAG